GAATATAACGATTTGTTTTACCGCTAGAAGGTTTTCTAGGACCTGTTGCAACTTTGTTGTCGATATCATCTTTATCGACTGTATATCCTCTTTTCTTTGCAACTTCATATGCATGTTGCATAGCAGATGAGAAATCTTTATGATAGAGTTGGTAATCAGACTTTCTTGCTTCATCAAGTTCAAGTTCTTCATTAGCCCTTGATACTTCTAATTCTTTATGATCGCCTTTATCCATAAGTTTATGCATTGCTTTAGAAGCATGTGAGCCTGATTTGTACGTACCATGGATTTTACCATCCGCATCTTTTACGTGATAAGTTCCTTTTTTCCAACTTTTCTTAATAACTTCATCTAATCCTGCTCTTTCTCTTTGTTTTTTCTCTCTTTCTTTTTTCTCGGCTTGAGCAGTTTCTCTATTAGCATAAGAAGGTATTTTCATTTTGCTGGTATCGTGTGCTTCAACTTTAGGAAATAATTTCACTTTACCTATAATTTTTCTAGGAAACCCTTCATCAACTTCTTTATTAGCCTCTTTTTCTGCTTTCTCTTTTTCCGCTTGTCTGGCTTGAATCTTTTGAGTCTTTGCTAACTTTGCTTTAAAAGAATCGGTCGCTTGTTTGATTCTTTTATGATCAGGAGAATGCTTTTTAACTGTACCGCCTGCTTTTTTGAAAGCGGCGATTTTATCAGCATATGCAGATTCAACTTCATCAAGTTCAACTTCTTCCTTAGTATCCATCAATTTTTTTCTCTGTTTTTTAGAGTATCCCATTGCTATGAGATCACCATGAGATAAGTTTCCACGTTCTTTTTTAGATAATGGTTTCATATCCTGTTCTTCTTTGACTGGCTTTCCGCCTTGAGAAATGATTCCTTTAAAACCTCTCTTATTCATAGAAGCAAGATGTGCTTTTGCATCAACATGATTGTCAAAACTTTTTACAGTAATTTTACCAAACTTTGTCTTTGCAGTTTTGACATCAAATTTTTCTTCGATTTCTTCATTTTCCTCATTCTTCGGCACGCAATTAGGAACCATCTTGTTTCCTTTTTTCTTCATACCTACTTGCTTATGAGAATCCCAACATGCTTCGAAAACTTCTAACTCTTCTTTGTTTAAAGTTTTCTTAATTGAATAGTCAGCAAATTTTTGTGCCTGCATTCTTCTCTTAGCGGCCTTCTTAGGATCGGTTACTGTCATTTCACCTCTTCCTTGTTTCTCCGCTTTGTCCATTGCGGAGTAAGCCTTGCCTGCGGACATCTCTGTCACTTCTTCGTCATCATGCGGAATAGGCTCTCCGTTTGCATCTTTCTCATGATGTTCGTTGGCACTTTTCATCATAGATTTAATTTTTTTAATCTTAGCGTATTCGCCAGGCTTCAACATTTTTTTCGCATTATCATGGTGAATCTTTTTTAATGACTTTGCATATGATTCATCAGACTCTTTTCTAAGATGCATATCAAAAGATGGTGAAACACCTTTGTAATTTTGCATTACTTGTTTTGGAAATGATTTGCTCATCATTGATAGTACAAAATCTCTTGGGTCTGTGTCATTATCAACATCATCTGGTGTAGGTATTTTACCAGCGGCCGCAATACTAGCAATTTTCTCAAAGTATTCTTTGTCAATTCCACCATGTTTTCTTGAATATGATAGAAGTTGTTGAGAAAAATCATGTAAATCTCTCTTCGATAAAACTTCGTTTATTGCTTCTTCTTCAACACCTTTATGAACCTCTACTTTGTCTTTTTCATTAGACATTTTAACGGATTCTTTTTTAGATGGTTTCTGTTTAGCAATTGCTTTACCGATTGCTTTTCTTTTTTTCATTAGATAATTGTCAGTAGAATCTTTATCTCCGTCATTATCGACATCACCATCTTCTTTGCCGACAGGATCTAATTCTATCTTTGCATTTACAGTCTTCTCGTATACTTGACCCAAAGTATCGGTTTCAGGTTCTGTAAAAGGTCCTGGTGAGTATGTCTTTAACATTTTATTCCTCGTCTTTGCGTTGAAGATATTTTCTTTCAGTTGGATTTGCAATCCTAGTTGTAACTTTTTTTCTATCTTTTATGTCTCTAAACTTTTTTTGTGCTTTAATTTTGCTAGTAGAAACTGAACCTTTCTGTACGTATCTTCCAGTAGGTGTATCAACTACTACATCTGACTCGCTTAAAGCATTCCACTTTCTAAATGATAAATCAATATCTGTTTCCTCTTTCTTTGCTTTCTTTGAAGATGATGCTTTTGACCACAAATCTTTATCTGCGGTTGTTCTTGTCTTACCACCTGTCAAAAATGAGTTTACTCTTGCAAAGGCCCATTGTTGAGGAGTTGTTCCTGGTCTATGTCCTGTTTTCCAAGCGGCCATTCCTCTGTCATACACTTGCTTTAAAATACCATAAGACACACCAGATTTTTCCGCTTTGTTTTTAAGTCCCTCAATTTTTTCATTTATTGTTTCTTCGCCATACATTGCTCTATACCTTTTAGTGTATTTTGATTCTTTTTCAGATGGTTTACTATCGCCAGGTGCTTTTGCTAAATCGTATGCTCTTTGTGAATCATCTGGCATTTTTTTAGTTTTTTCCCATCTAGCATATCTTTTTTGTTTAGTAGACTTAGATAAACCAGCACCGTACTTTGCAGGTTGATGACCTGCGACATCTGGATCATCTACATTTTTTTCTTCTTTTTTAGGTTCACCATGCTTGTTATGTTGTGCCCAAGCATATGCATAAGCCTTTTCAGTTCCGACTTTTTTCTTTAATGCTAATACTTGCTTCTCTCTCCCTGGAGGCGCCTCTTCTCTTTCTGGTGCAAATGGTTCATCTGCCCAATCAGCAAAATCAACTTTTTTGATACCAATTGCTTCAGAAACAGTTTCAACTTTCATGGCTTTTCTGATTTCATTATACATTGATTTTGAATCTTTTGGTGATAATTTTGTACCTTTTTTAAAATTATTAAAATCACCTGAGACTGCATAACCTCTTAACTTAGATGCAGACATTCCTGCCACACCCTCAGCATCAGGATCTCTATCACCAGAACTTTGAAAATCAAGATCACTAAAATCATAAAAACCATGAGCCTTTCCTTTGACTCCGTTATACTTAGGAATCATTTTAGAAAACTCTCCTAGTCTGTCACTACCTACAACAACTACTACATTTCTAAAACCGCTATCATAAATGTCAGATAATGCTTTAAAAATATTAGGTTTAACATCAATGTTGATATTTTGACCTATTGTTTTCTCTGCATAAACTACTTTTCTATCCGGACTTAAAGGATCTTTTTTAGCATTTTGAGAAGGGGATAAAAAGATAAAAGGTTCGGCTTTCTTACCTCTAGCGACTGTTTCTATCTTTTTAGCAAGTTTGACATGACCTATAGTAGGAGGATTCATCCTACCATAAGTCACTACTGCCGTCTTCTCTTGCTTTGCTTCTGCTAAAAAATTCCTATAATTCGTCATATCTTATATTTATTCAAATGAAGGTACTTCAACTAACTCTTTATTGTCACCAACGTAATACTCTGTACCACCATGATTGACAACTGTATGAGTTGATCTAAAAACTTCTTCCTTCATTTTGGCTTCGTCTTTTTTACCTTTTTTAACGGTCTGCAATATTTTTTGATACACAACTTTATCGCCCATAATGAGTCCAAGCATCTTATCAAAGATTCTCAAAATCATTACTCTTTGTTGTGGTGTAGGCTTCTTATCTTTCTCTAAATCTTTCATTGTTTTAAGAAATAAAGCATAATCGCCATCACCAATTAGACCCTCTCTTGCCAGTCTTTTGAGTCTTGCATCGACATCTTCTGTAAGTACGATGTCCATGTACTTTTCATTTAATTTGTCTAAAAGACCTTTTTCGGATTCTTGCATTAACTGCTCCCAAATGTTTTTAGTGCTAAAAAATTTTGTCTAGAAAACTCTAGTCTGTCTACTAACTTTACTGCTCCGCCGTCAGATGTAACTGCTACAAAACCTTCTGGATTTGTCACTTCAAATCCTCGGTCTGTTTGTATAAATGTCTTTGTAAGAGGTTGCATGTCTTGTAATTTCTTTATAATCATCGTCTTTGCGGCAATAAGAACATTTTGCATTTGAAACATAGTCTTTAAATCTTTTTTATTATTATTAAAGAATTCTAAAAACTCATTATTCTTTTGCCGTCTTTTTTCTTTTCCTTTTTCAGACTTTAATTTATCAACCTCTTTTTCTAATTTCGTTCCTAAATATTTAATCAATCCTAAAACATGACTATTGACATTTCCTATTGGCATACCTTCTCTAATTTTTAGATTAGTGTATGCTTTTATTTGAGTATTTACATTTTTATCTGCGGCTATCTTGTTCAGCATATCTTTATTCAAACCTCTGAACAACTTACCAGCCATACTCAAAATAGCAAAATACTTGTCACTTTCTTGTTGTGTGAAAGATGCAATACCATCCATCTTTTCATATTCCGCATCTTTAAACCACACATTCGATGTTTCTTTAAAACCACTAACATCTACATCAAATGAAGCATCCATTTCATTTACTCTTTTACCAGAGTATTTTGTGTGCCAAACCACACCTAACTTCGCTTGATTTACTTTTCGCCCTAGTTCACTATCTAACTTTACCGCATACGTTATGGTATTTGGTGTAAAAACAACATGCGGTACACGATCTATATTTTGTATCTTTTTGTGTGTAGGTAAACTGAACAACAGATCACCTTGATACACACCATCCATACCAATGTTTTTGAGATACATTAATGAGTTCTTTAATTTATCTCTTAGATCACCCTCATGATTATTATCAATGTCTTCATCCGAAAAATTTAGTTTCGGATTTTTTGCAAATGCTCCGTGCTTAGTGGCCACAAAAAAATTTTTTGTTTCTGGATCTATTCCTGCTAATATAGCAGGTGCCCCATCCCACTTCGTTGTAATTTTGATTTTACTTTTTGAACTACCTTTTAAGGTAGAACCGAGAGAACTTAAATAGATGATTGATTTTCTTACACCATCAAAGCCACCATTTAAGACTTCATCTTCTATGTGTTCAAGATGCTTATTAGCACCTTGTGATTCCACAAGAAATTCTTTAAATGTTAGCATCGTTCCCCAAAAAACCAAATATAAACATAAATAGTCACTAACTATTTATGAAATACATTAATTGAGGTATTTTTCTTTAAGAATGGGCCATTTGTTTGCATTATCATGTGCAAATGTCTTATTACAAATGGCTAAAAGGAGAGGATTATCGTAGATGATTTTGGTGAGTTCTATTCGAAATTCTACAGTACCAAAGTGGTTTGTCAACAAGCAAATCCACTCTGGTTTACCATAGTATTCTGGATAATGTTTTCTAAAAAATCTTCTTGAATTATCTAATTTCATCAAAGAATGATGTTCCCATTGTATCTTTTCTAAACTTCCTTCAATAATACAACCAATACATACACCATTTTTGACAGGACATCCTTCTTCTCTAGGACAAATTTCTTCAGCAAAAATGGGACTTGAAATTAGAATAAATGCAATGATTAATCTAAACATATCACCTCTTTGATTGTTACTAAAATTATATTATAACATCATTAAGATAATTGTCAAGTGAAACTAAACTCCGAAAAGTCTTTTTTTCTTGTCATTCTATTGTCAGTTGCTTTGTCAAAAGCAGGAACATCTTCTTCCTCTTTCTTATTCCAAGGCATCGACTTTTTCTTTTTATTCTTTGTTCTCTCCACAAGATCTGCTTGTGCAGTTTCTTCCAAATCATATAACTTCATTTTGGCTCTATCAATGCCAATCACAAATCTCTTATGTGTTCCAGGATCACTATATCGATTCTTTAATTGCTTAACAAGAATTTGATCTAGTTCTTCAAGTTCTTCTGTACTGATCAATGCAAACATGAAGTCGGCAGTTGCTGGAAGACCAAATGATTCGGATGTATCTTCAAGACCAAGATCTGTATTTGTATAACCAGATCTCGTTGTTTGAGTGGCAGATACAATTGGTAGATTGTTTTCAACTGCAAGACCACGCACCTCTTCAGCAATTGATTTGATATAGTTATATGAGTTTACTGTATTACCATACTTCAATCTAGAAGATGACATAATGTTCAAATAATCAACAAAAATAATATCAGGAACAAACTTTCTTTTCAGTTTCAATTCATTCAGAAGATTTCTGAAATGATTTACATTTGCAGATGCAGGTGGATATTCTTTGACGATTAATTTACCTTTTGTGTTTGCTTTGACTCTCTTGATCTTTTTCTCAAACAAATCTTTAGGTATTTCATGCAGATCATCAATTGTTATATTCATCAGATTAGCATCAATTCTTTCTGCAATTTTTTCTTCTGCCATCTCAAGTGTGATATACAATACATTGAAACCTTGAGATAAACAACTGGCCGCATGATGACACATGAACAAAGACTTACCAACACCAGTACCAGCGAGAGCAACATTCAAAGTCTTTTTAGATAGACCACCCTTGGTTATTTTATTGAAGTAATCCAAGTCCCAAGGAAGTTTTTCTTCGACTGTATGGTAACTATCAAATCTTTCATCAGAATCTTCAATATAATCATGACCGATATTAGGATCAAAACATACGGCCAAAGCATCAGACAAAATTTGAGGTATAACTCCTTTATCTTTTCCTGAGTCTTTTTGATTATCGATAATGCCGATAGATTCAAGAACCGCATTATAGATTGCACGATCTTGACAAAACTTTTCAGCGGTCTCCAGCAACCAATCAACTTCTGTATTCTCTGTGGTTGTGAAATAAGCATTGACTTTCTCACTTATTTGATTAAATTGATCTTCATTTAAATTTGAATTATTACCAATCTCAATTATCAATGCTTCTTTGGTAGGAAGTACATTATATGTGTTCACATAATTTTGTATTTCGGTAAACAAAAACTGATCATTGTTATCAGAAAAGTATTCTTTTTTTAGATAGGGTAATGATTTCCTGGTAAACTCATCAGAGAATATCAGGTTCCTCAATATTGTGTCCTCTGTTCTGTTCATTCGTATCCAATTCTATGTTTTCTGAAATTACCTCTATGAGAATATCACCAATGAGAGTTTCAAATTCTTTTCCTTCCTCATCAGCATATTTTTTCTCTCTTATTTCCTCTGGTATCTCAAGTATATCATATTCGAAACGATACTTCAACTCTTCTTCAGTAGCCTCTGGTTCAATTAAACCAAATCTATTGTACTTGTAAATAACATCTTCGAATTTACCCTTGGTGATACAAAAAGCATATTGTTCATCATCCTCATTCTGAGGATTCTTCACTAACTTGTACCACTCCTTCATCGTCTTTTGTTGTTCCATATAGAAATTTCTCTTTACAGTATTCGTTTATTTTAGTCATAACATCTTCTGTAAAATATTTTTCAGGTTGTTGCATTATTTGTTTACCAAACATTTTCGCACCATCAGGTAATTCGAAACGTGTAGAAACTTTTTTAAAGATACCTGCTTCTTCAGCAAGTTCAAGCATACCATGCCAACGATCTAAACCCTTGTCGTAAGTAACAAGAGCATCAACCCTTTTATTTTCAACTGTTAATCTCGATTTATGATTCTTACAATGAATGATATTACCTATTACTTCTGTACCATCTTTTTCTTTTCTTTTCGAAAGAAAAACAATATTACTTGAAGCATAATAAAGACCAGTACCACCACCCATTACTTGTTGTGGAAACATCACACCAACTTGACTGTATGTATGATTTGTTACCAACACAGGAACTTTTGCTTTACCTGCTTTGAGTGTCAATACTCTAAATGCACCTTTTACAAGGGCGGCCCGTGTCATATCTTTTGTCTCTTTACCATCAGCAATATCACCAACTTCTTTTGAAGTTGACAACATGCCAAGACTATCAAGACATATCATCAATGGTGGTCTATCTTCACTCTCAAGATGTTTGTCTAAAACTTTAGTCACTTGATGAGCAAATTCTTGTATTGTAGCAACTGGAAGAATGACCATACGAGATGTGTCAATTTCTCTTTGCTCAATCATTTGTTTTGTTATTGCAGACTCAGACTCAAAGTAAAGAACACCACCGCTAGGATTATCTGACAAAAACTGTTTGACAATACCCAATACGAAAAATGTTTTGCCTGTAGCCGATTCTCCAGCAAAGGCGGTAATTTTGTTTGCAGGGAGCCCTCCGTAGATGCTTCCCGATAGTAAAGCATTGAGAGCATAACTACCGGAATCGATAAAGGATTCGACATCACCTGCCTCAATACCGTCAGAAACCAGTCCAGCAT